ACACCTATATTGTGGTACACCTGATTGTTGTCAACAATGTGAACCTGTACAGTTAGAATTATTTCCTGTAAGTATATACTCAAAAGATACTAAAGACAATACCCTCAGTTTCCCCCTAGATACAATCACAGATAGTATTGATAATCGCTAAAGCAAAGACGTATCCGATATAACCACTTAAAGAAAAAAGAAGTAATAGATCAAACCACCTATTACGGATATATCTAAACAAATCGACCAAACGATATAAAGTCTTAATAACCATTTCCACATTGCTCATATAAACCTGGATAGTGTCTATTGCATTTATAGATTACAAGAGTTACTCCAGTTTCCCCCTAGTTAAGATTAATAGGATTACCATTAATATCATTCTCACCAGAACTATCTAATAACATTTTATCACCAGAAGATATCGTTACTTTATTTGAAGCGTCAACACGAAAGTTATCGCAAGACATATTGATATCATCTAGAGAAAAGATATTAACGTTACCATTTATATTTAGATTAAAAGAACCATTACGAACCATTATATTCATATTCGCATTTGAACCTACCTCGATATCATAATTATTACCAGAGGTATCAGATTTATTTACTTTGAGTTTAAGAGACTTATCAATCGTTTCAATTACATCACCTTCTACGAGAGAAGACTTATCACTTGAAACAACCTCAAACATATTACTTACGATATGAGATACAAACGTACCATCGTTAGAATACTCAGCATAAGATCCTGACGCATGACTTAACAATATACGTTTATAACTGTCCGTATCATCAAACTCAAACAAGTGCCCACTCTCTGTACTATAGACATGGTTCTTTGGATACGTAGGTTTATATGTGCCTATCTTTGTTTCATCATTCGCTGTGTCATCTACAACAAGCGGTTCGCTAAACTCTGTGGCATTACTGCCTGTGATAGAGATAGTGCCACTTACTGTTGGCATTTCGAAACCATCAAAGTCTGCGGATGGTATACTGATCTTTCTTATAGTGTCTCTGTTTGTAGCGTTACTGCTTAATAGACTGCCTCTGGCATTCTCATGTACATCGCTTACATCAGCGACTGTTGGATATACAGACTTAGTGTCATCATCTGTTCTTGCATTAGGATCATTGTAACCATTGTTAGGATTACCTAGACCTTCTGGTATGCCTGGCAGGCCGCCTAGTACATATGGTTCTTGTCTGTCTGTGTCAAAGAAACCTACGAGCAACCAAGTGCCTTCTACATAGAACGATGGCGTAGTGCCAAGGCCGCTCTGTGCTCCATCATGTGATAAGACTGTGGCCCATGGCAAGTCACTCGTAGGTAACTGTGTCTTGTCCTCTGTGTGTAGTCCAATGATACGAACTTTAAGTCTGCCCAGTTGTTTTGGATCGTCTCTGCTCTCTACTACGCCGTAATAAGTTTTCATTTAAAATTTTTTTTCTGCCGATATGTTGTTTGTTTTATACCACTAAGGTCTATATTCTTTCCACTCTTTGCGTAATTTACAACTTTACTAGGTTCTTGTAAATCTTGTAAACTTTTACTCTGAATTTTACTATATAAATCAACGATATTTTCACTACGCAATATTCTAATTCTATTCTGTATCCACTCTAACATTATACTAACCCTGGTTGTCTATTTGATGATTTTGTCGCTTCTTTCATGTTATCTTTGATACTCATTGTACCTTCTTCATACTTTGTTGATACACTTCTTCTTACACAATCACATACACATTTATAGGCAAGTGGATCTACTTTATGCACTATGTTTTCAATTATATATGTACCACTCAGAAAGACATCATGTACATCCTGATCTTGTGCATTGATGATAGGTTCATGGTTAGGTATGTCTAACTGTATAGTGTCACCAGCAGCGAGGTTAGAATTACCATGCATTTCTATTTTAACTTTTATATTAGATGATAGCGTCTCTCTCATACTCTCGGGTTGATGTGGATTAGGATTAGAATAGTTTGTTTCGTCTGAGGTACTTTGCGTGTGTAGATGTGGGTCAAAAGAACCTAGAGTAATCGTACTGTCTGGAAAATCGAATAGTCTATCGGAATCTTTCTCAGGTGTCTCGGTATAAATCGGTGAACCATCTAAGTCTCTGTCGTTTGCAAATGTTTCGTATGATGAAACTTTCTTTTCTAATGACTTACCTGTACGATTAAAAACGTAGTGTGTATTGTTAAGTAATCCGTTGACGTTATCTCGTAGTGTATCTTGTTGCGATACGATTTTATAAGAGAATAATGTTCTCATCTCTGTAGGTGTATCTACTTTAGGTCGTTGATAAGATGTAAAGAAACTCTCATGTACAGGTCTCTTAGCGAATGGTGCGTCAAACATCAACTTACTTCTTGACGCAAAATTGTAACCTCTATGATTTTCATAGAATAGATATGATTTATCCTTATGATCTATACTCGTACTACGTCTTGCACACATTCGTATGAACTCATATGGATATCGTAGGTTACCTAATAAATGTATAAATGCACTACTTCTTTCGGCAAAGAAATCTTTGTCTGACTTCAATACATTCGTTATGATCTCCTCTACGATTTGATCACTTGAACCACGATATGCTTGTTTTACTCTTGTCTGAGTATTACGCATGGCGTCTTTTGTAACAAAGTGTAGAGTATATACTTGCTCTGTAGGTGATGTAGCAACGATATTTGATATACGATAGATACGACCTCGTACTGTTTTGAAATCTATTTCTTCGCTCTCGTCATTTGTTGATAATACGAACTCTATTTCTTCTTGACCTGTCATAGACATATTTGATCTATGGTTCATGGTGTCTCGTATAGTAAGGTCACCTGACATATGCGGACTGTTTATACTCTCGTAGATGTTTAATTCTAACATCAAGTTACGCACAGCAATTTGTGGTAAATTTTGACCTACAATCACCACATCTTGTAGTATATAATCACCTGCCACGAAATCATTAGTATCTGGCATATTATCTCCTTATCAAATTTCTAAACTCGTCTGTAAATTTACTCACATAAGAACGATCAAGCATTCTTATGCGTCTTTTGTTGTCGTTTACTGTTTGTTCGTGTTCATAATTCGTAACAGGTAACGCACCTGATGTATCACTTGATACAGTCAATTTCTTTGTAGTGTCACCACTAGTCGCATTAATCTCATAATGATGAATACCGTCTGGATTACTGTACTTATCATTCACAAAGTCAGACAATGCGACTTGGTCTAGTGGCCAATCATAACGGGAGGTTATGTTGTTTACTGTAACGATTATCCAATGTAATTCGGAATCGCCATAATACTTTCGTGCTACAATGTCTGGTTGGTCACCATCTTGTACGTTATACTCATCAAATACTAATGTATTCGCTGCTACGTTACCTTTTAGATTGACACGGCGTAGAATATCTGTTATAAGTGTTTGATTTTGTGTATCCTGTATGTCGTATGCGTATAAAGGAAATCTTTCGAAGTATGACATGTTACTTTATAACCTTTTTTAACCATAGATACAGAGCATAACACGCAAATAGATATAATGTTGCGACACCTACATCTACTAAATGTTCTCTCATGTGATAAATGAACTCAATACCTGCTTGTACATCACCCATACTACCACCTTCTTCTATGTTAACTATCTTTGTACCTTCAAAGTTTTCGATTGTTTGTTCCATTAGAAACCTTCCTTAATCAATTCTTTCGTAATAACCTCTGTCTCTGTAAACTCTAGTGACATGTTTGTCTCTGTTGGCGCAGGACTACCATCAACTTTTCTAAAGTGTTGACTTTCTCCTCCTGGTCCATATGTTACGTTCACACCATTACATACACAGGAGTGTATCATAGGATACCATGTGTTTTGTTGACCTTGATACATGTAAAATATATCAAACTCTGCAGGCATTCTAAAATGCCTACCTACTTTCTCTCCATACATTCTTTCTGGCGCAGCATGAAACTTGAATAACTTAACAATATCATCAACAACACGCACCTCTCTTTCATTTCGTGGTGTAAATCTAAAGTTGTAGTTAAATGATCTAAAACCTGTACCTGTGAATATTGCCTCTAACGCAGGATTAGGTGCTTCGTTTCTCATTTTTTCTAGTTGTCCTGTGGCGTCACCTGCACCACCTAACTGTGCTACTTGTAAGGCACCTTTGGCACCTATCATATCACCTATTGTTGACGCTAATGTATTTAAGTTTTCACTATTTTGCGCTCTCTGTAAATATTGTGTTAAGGATTCATTATCTCTTATCATACCTAAAGTTTGTGCTGCTACACCAACAACATCACCTTGTGAATTTTTGTAATCATGTTTATATGACGCTTGTAATCCTGGTGGTAAATATAAAGCAATCGTATCTTTTGATTGTTTAAAGTGTTGAGCACGCAGGTTATAACTTGTAGTAAAACCTGAACGTTGACCTGCTGATAGTTTAAGACCTTTAGTGTTGCCATCAGCGTCAACCTCTGTACCATCTTGTACATCTTTACCTGTTACTGTAGATGATCTTGTAATACCTTCAAATGCGTCTCTCTTTCTGCTTTTGTCTTGAAACCCCCCAATCTCACCAGACAACTTTCTTGCTGCTAAAGACGCTGTAGGATTTACATACTTTGAGTTTGTTCTTTCGTAGATGTGAAATAGTATATAATGACCGTGATCATTATTGCCTAAGTCTTCAGGATATTGAAATACACCATAGTCAAACTCACTACCTGCATTTGAGAAGTGTGAAGTATCTGCTGGTGATTGTGAACCTCTTCCTATATCAGGTGGCGTAACTGCCGCTGCTTTATTAGAAGAACCAAATATATTACCTGTTAATCTGCTTTTTAATCTTTGTAAACTGCTTGACATGATACTATTTATCTGTTATAGAGGAGATATTGTTGACCAATGTTTAAGATGATCCTCAGTAATCAACTGAAAATTGTAACCTCGTTTATCACAATACTTCTTACATGCCTTCCACTTTGCGTCATTGATTACATATTGTTCTGCTTGATACTTCCATGTCTTCGTCTTGCGTTTAGGTATGCGTGGTGGTTGTGTCTGATTTTTTGGCTTGACTTCCCATACTGTTTCTGTTATAGTACCTGTTGAATTACGATATTTTAAGTAAACGTCAGGAAAATAACGACTTATTCTGTTAGTAAGTGGATGTCTATATGGTACAAAGAACTCCTCACTTGACCATTTAAGTATTGCAGGACTATTGTCTAAGTATCTAAATACTGTGAGTTCCCATGATGATCTGTATATGATATTAGACGGGTCACCTTTGTATTTGTTTGGATTTTTAGGTTTAAATTTACCTTGCACTAACATCCTATTACTCATTCTTTTAATCTTCTTCATTCTAATTATTTAGATAAATAGTCATATGGCGTCAGTATTTGATAAAATAAAAACACAAGCAGGTGATAGAGACCTATCACTTAATTGGTATAAGAATAAGATTAGAGACCTATCAAGCAGAATATCTGCTAGTAGGTTGATGAGAGATGGTAAGGTTCGTAGAGCACCTAGATTTAATCGTCTTCACTTTTTTAGATATGATCCTAAACTTAAAGCAACATTACCTTACTATGATATGTTTCCACTAGTCATGCCTATTCAAACAGCACCTGGTGGATTTTTAGGTATCAATTTTCATTACTTACCCATACCTGCTAGAATGGCATTGTTAGAAGCACTTGATAAGAAAAACTTTAAAGGCGACTATAGTGATTTAAAAAGAGTTAAGTATATCAAACCATGTATCAAACATTATCTAAGAAAACAATTTGTTTCTGGTTTCTTAGATTTAGATGAAGAAGATTACGCACCGGCAATATTCATGCCAGTTGCACAATGGAAGAAAGCAGGTCAATCGCAAGTATGGAAAGACAGTAGAAGGAGATTTTAATGTCAAAAGCAAAATTAGGTGACCCAACAGATTTTAGTTATCGTGTCAACAAAGTAATCAAAGTAGTTGATGGTGATACAATAGACGTTATGTTAGATTTAGGATTTGACATAATGTATAAGAGTAGAGTAAGACTATTTGGTATTGATACACCAGAGAGTAGAACAAGTGATAAAGTAGAAAAGAAATACGGTATGTTGTCTAAAAAGTTTTTAAAAGAAGCATTGACAAAAGGTAAAAAGATTGTTATAAAGACTTACAAAGGCGATGAGACTGGTAAGTTTGGCAGAATACTTGGTGATATCTTTATTGATGGTAAATCAGTCAATAGTGCTTTATGTAAAGCAGGACACGCTGTAGAATATTATGGTCAAAGTAAAGATGATGTTGAAGCAGCACATTTAAAGAACAGAAAGAAACATGGCAATATTTAGAGGCGGTAAAAGAGTAGGACCCTTTGATATAAGAATAGGGTTGCCAAGAGGTAGAGAATATGATAATATACCTGGCGATCCTAGACTAAAGCAACGTGCTAATCCTGAAACAACAATCAATCGTTTTAGGTCTGCAATTGCAAAAAGTGAAGGTGTTGCTCGAAGCAGTCGTTTTCTAGTTAACATAGGTCTACCAAAAGGTAAAGTGTTAGAAGAATTATTACAGGCGACTAGTAGTAACGCAAGAGAAAATGTAATACTACAAGCAGTTGATCCTGTAGATGATGAACAAGGTTT